TTAATTGTGATAAATCTGATATCTTAATTGCTTTTATACCTTCTATATTATATATAGAATTACTACCATCGTCACCAATTTGAAGATATAACAATGGTTTTGGAAATGTAGCGGCTAAAGTTGTTTTACCGCTAGTTGATTTACCATATATTACCCATAAATTAGATTGTCCTAATTCTTGTATATCTATAGCTTTATTTAAATGTCCCATATTTCACCTCCGTTCCTGTAGTTTTATCAATAAGTGTTCCAGTTTTTATATTCCTAATAAATCCCTCCTTATGAATATTAATCTTTTTAGCTTTTTGTGTTCCAAGAATACAATTTCTTTTCTTATTTGTGCATTTGCCATTCATCATTAGACTTCCACAGGTACAAAACTCCATTACTTTTCACCTTCCTTAATAATATAGTCTTTATCTAAGACGTATTTTGTATCAAGTCCAGTAAATTCAGCGTAACATAGTGGTCTATACTCACAGAACGAACAGTTCATGTTAATATTTTTAACTTTATTTGATTCTCCTCTTATTACCATATCTTTGATAATGTTTTTAAAATTATCCCATACAGTATCTACCATTTGTGGTACTATTTCGATACAACACCTAAAAAAGAAATTTGATAAATTGCAACGGTACTTTTCAGCTTTGTTTCTAATATCTTGATCCGTTATACCTCTTTCATCACAAGCTCTTAACCAACTAAGATTAGTTACCTTCTGTGAGGCAGCATCACTAAATCTATGCGATTTTTCTAACCATACTGGGTAATCTGCTGGGTTACTTTTTATATAATCCCATTGTACTCTCTGAATTTTATTACCAAATTCTAATTCATAGGCTTTAGAATATAAACATACTTGGGTATTCATAGCTAGTATACTCATATCTGGTTGACGATTAAATGTCTTATGCTCACCTATAGTTAAGTTTTCATAAATTTCATCTATAATACCATTAAAATAAATTGATTCTTTTTTATATACCCCTACTTTTATTAAGAATTCATGTTCCATTTTTATTGGTTTATCTGTATCTTGATAGACTTGGTTATAATCATTTAATATAGTTTTAAGATCTTCAATATAAGAATCTCCTAATTCAAGTTGTGATTCACTATCTAAATTGTCATATTTTTCTTGAATATTTTTTATAGTTTCTTGTATTTTATTATCATCATATCTATTTTCTAATAACTTATGAAAATCAGATCCAAAAGATAAAGGTCTTACTGTTTTTTTAGACTTAATGCGTTGAATATATGAAAAATAATGCTTTTGTGGACAATTTAAATAGCTTGAGATTTTTGAGTAACTTATTTTCAATTTCTTCACCTCCAAATTTATAGTATTTTATAATCAAATATTATACTTCTTCATAGAAATCTTCGTCATTTTCTTCTATAATTTCGACTATTTTCTCTATTTTATTATTCTTTTTAGATTTTTCTTTTGACTCCTTTTTAGGTTGAATTTTACTCTTTTGTTCTGGTGTATCATCTATATGAACCACCTTATTAGCATATTTTGGATTGTTAGAATTAGTTTGCAATCTTGTGGTTTTATCAAAAATCATCTCACTCCCATCTTTTTTTAATACTGTTAATGTATTACTGGTGGCTTCTATTACCTCCGTTATGCTTAACATGATACCTGTAAATCCTAAAATTACAACTTTGTCACCTTTTTTTATCTTTGCTAAACTTGTCATGATCCCATCTCCTTTAAATAAGATTTATATTTTCCTCTTAAATTAATTATTACTTAATTACTTTTAAAAGTAAAGCATTTTTCATGAAATATTTAAAATTTTATTTACTTCCCCATGCACCTATGCCAACATCAGCTTCTATAGGTATTTTAAACTTCACACCAAACTTTTTTAAGGCTTCAGGATTCGACATTATTTTCTTAATTAAGGCTACAACTTCTTCAACATATTTTTCAGGACAATCCATTAATATGCTATCGTGCACCGTTCCTACAATTTTTAGATCGAATTCTGGTCTTAGTTTCTTATCAATTTCTACTGCTGATAATAGTAATAAATCTGATGCAGTTCCTTGTACTGGAGCATTTATAGCCTTTCTTATAGCCGCTTGTTTTTCCCAAAAGTCATCTGAATAGATATTTGGTAATGATATAAATCTACCAAATTTATTTTCCACACCTCCTAACATTTCGCATAATTGTGCTGTTTCTTCATGCCATGCTAGTAATCTTGAATATTTATTAAAAAATAATTCTCTGTATCTTTCTGCCTCATTTCTAGTTATTTGTACGCCATAATTATCATAAGCATATTCCGCAAATTTCTTAGCCATCATGCCATATAAGAATCCAAAATTTACGGCTTTAGCCTTTGACCTATCATCTTTTTTAACTTGGTCTACTGATTTACCCATTACTGACGCAGCGGTTTCGGTATGAATATCACCCCCTGTCTTATAAATTTGTATCATGGTAGGCTCATCAGCATAATCCGCAGCTATCCTGAGTTCAATTTGTGAATAATCTGCCTCAATTAATAGTCTATCTTTAGGTGCTGTAAATAAACTTCTTAATTCTGGATTTCTTGGTACTTGTTGTAGATTAGGATCTGAGCAACTTGTTCGACCAGTAATTACATTGGTTATATGAAAACTGGGATGTATTCTGCCATCATATTTAGCATATTCACCCCAGTTATTCAAGAATTTAGTATTTGCTCCATAGTAAAATTTATATTCTAATAACTGTTTGGTAATTTCATAGCCTTGTGCAGATAATCTTTTCAATATTTTTGCATCGGCTGAAGGTTTACCAGTCTTTTGAGATAATTTTAATGTTGGCAACTTTTCTCTATTAAATAGTACTTCTGATACTTGTGCTGGACTATTCCAATTAATATCATATTGGTTTATCAATACTTTATGAGCCTGTTCTTGTTTAGCTTTATAGTCTTTTTTAACTTTTTCTAATGCTGGAACATCTAAGTAAATTCCGGTACGCTCAACTCTTTTATACAATAAATATGCTGGTCTTAATAAATTTTTATATACAAAAAGTTGACCTTCTGTCATAATATTGCTAAAGTATTTAAATAATTCCCATGTATATTGAATATCTTTCTTTAAATATTGTTCAGTTTCTTTACTATATCCAGTTTTTACTTTTTTGGTAACATCCCAATTTTCTACTTGTAAATAATTCTTAGCCATATCTTTTAGACTGTGTTTAGCAGTTAAGTCATAAGCCGTACCCATTAACATGACATCATGATGTATTGGTATTAACATATTATATGTTTCTAAAAATAGGGTATCAAATTTTCCATTTTGAAATACTGTTTGAAGTTTTTGATTACTAATTTTATTAAAAACACGATTTAGTTTTTCCATGCTATTGGCTTTAGACATATCAATTACTATAATTTTCTTTAAAGTATCATTAGCAAGTCCTATACCGACATAGGTAATAGTATTTTTAAATCTGTCTAAACCTGTTGTTTCTATATCTATTACAGCATACTTATACATTTGGGTCTCCTTATAATAATTATTTTATATAGTATGTTGATCACATGTATTATATGCATTACAACAATCTCCACCTTTTCCACCTTTACAAGTACCAAAGTTTTTATTACTGTGTGCTTCAGTGTACCATTTCTTACAAGTTTTACATATTCCAATACTATTAGATCCTTTTATTTCAAAATAATCTTTTATTATGCTTAAACATTTTAAAGTGTCTTTCCACTTCATTTTGCTTTCATAATAAGTATCTTTATTAAATATTTTACCAACACTTTTAGATGTATTAATTTTTTCTTTTAAAGCAATTTCAACCATTATTAGAAACATTTCTAACTCATTTTTTATAATTAGCATATTATCACCTTTTTATTTTAATATCAGTTCTTATTGTATATTTATTTTCGTCTTGACTTGGTACTTTATAAACTAATATATGTTTATTTATTTCTACTTTATTAACAATTCCTTCATTTATTAATTTTATTGCTTGTTTAATCTTTTCATAATCAATATGCATATTATCACCTCCTTCTTAATGCTACAATTAGTTGAAGTATATTTACTATAAGTATGCAAAACGATATTACCCATATATAATTACTCATTATTATTCTCCTTTGTAGAAACATTTATCTTTATACCAAGCACCACAATTTTCTTTAAAACAGTCTGATTGTGTATACTCTTCTAAAATTACATCTTGCTTAGATCTCAAATACCCATCTTCATCAATTTCACTTTTGGTCTGTGTTACCTGTTT